ATGTTTCGTGCACCTTCGCATGCGCGCTTGCCGCCGCTGCAGCTGATGGCGGCCGACATACCGGCTTCGCGCGAGCAGCTCGCGCGCCATCTGGACATCGCGCCGCGAACTTTGGCGCGCTACATCACCGCCGAACAGGCGCCGAGGCCGATCATGCTGGCACTGTTTTGGGAGACGCGCTGGGGACGGTCAGCGGCTGACTGCGAGGCGGCGAACTACGGCCAAGCGATGGCCGGCCATGCTTACGCGCTGCAGCGGGAGAACGCGGCATTGCGTCGGCAGCTTGAGCTGATGGAATGCATGCTTGCCGATCCGCACCGGGCGGCGAACTCACCGCTGTTCCAGTTTGGTTAGGCCTTAACGGTCGGTGTAGGCCGCCTCAAAGCGCTTCTTCGCCGCCATGTATTCATTTGCGCAAGCGGCCGTGCCAGAGTCGGCCTGGCAGGCTGACGATGGCGTGAAGTACTTTTTCCAGGCCGCTTCCTTGCGCTCGCGGCGCTCGCGCTCCAGGCGCGCGGCCATGTCCAGCGCTGCGCGCCGGCTGGCGGCCTGCTCCTCCTGTTGGCGTCGCAGGGCTTCGCGGGCGCGGGCCTGCTGGGCAGCATCGGCATTGGCCCTCTGGATCTCGGCTTCCATCTTGGCGAGGGCCTTACGCGCGGCCTGTTCGATGCGCCATTCAACGATAGCCTCGTAGGCGAAGATGGACAGCAGGCCACCCACGAAGACGCCCAGGGCGATCTGCAAGAAGCCGGCGAAAAAGGCGCCTTCGCTTTGCGGCGGCTGAAATGGTCGGCGTTCCATGGCCCCTCCCCCTGTTTTGATGGCGGGGAAGTGTAGAGCCCTGGGAGCGCTTCGCGCCTGGGCGGCGCCCTCCTCAGACGTTGCGCGGGCTTTTGCCGCAGAGCCGTCAATTCGTCAAGGGCGAGGGCTTCGCCGCCGTGCTCACCCGGTCCCTGCGCTTCGCTTCGGGCTGCGGCTTGCGCGCGGCCCCTTGACCAATTGCCGTCCCTGCTGCCGAGTGTTCCTCACGGACATGGCCACCCCGCGACGCGGGCCGTCCATGTCCTACGAGGAGCTGCCGTCATGATCGCCGCCAATTTCCGCAAGTACCCCGATGCCCTGGCGCTGCAGCTGCCGCTACCGTTCGGCCGTGCGCTGGTGTGGGCACTGCCCCGCCCTACTTCGCGGCTGATCGCGGCGCGGTCGCGTGTGCAGCGGCCGGCGCCACGATCAGTGCCGGATTGGTGGCGAGGGCTGCGACAGGCGGGCGCACAGCTGGCGGCAACGGTGCGGGCGGCTTGCCTAGCGCTGTTTTAACGGCTGATTTCTGAACGCACTTGCGCATTGCGCGCGGCCAGTCCCTGCAGCCATTCGCCACCGGGTTGAGGCTGCTGCACAGGCGCAGGGGGCACGTGCACATTGATGACGGGTTGCGCGGCCGCTGGCGCAGGAGCTGGGCGCGGCTGCGGAACCTGTGCGGGCTGCTGCTGGGGCGCTTGCTGCTGCCAGTCGACGAAGAAACCGCGCTTGACGATCTGAGCGCACACGTCATAGGTGACCTGCATCACGGTCGCCTGCTGGGTGTAGCAGTCGCAGCGCTCGCCCATCTTGACGCAGGCGGCCGGGTACGGCGCAACGGTGGGCCGGGTGACTTCATCGTAGGCCGACGCGGTGTGCGGGAAGTCGGGCAGACGGGCCTTGCGCGTTTGCAGCCATTCGGCAGTAGTCAGCTTTTGCGCTGCTGCTGATGAGGCGCCGCCGTCACGGGCCTGGGCGGCGTCTTTCACCCTGGTGGAAGCTTCGACCCTGGCGGCGTCGGCAGCGCCCCGCCCTGGGAGCTTGGCGAGGGCAAACCAGCCCAGCGCGGGCACGGCGAGCAAGCAGGCCACGAATAGCCACACCTTTGCCGGAATGCGCTTTTTGCCGGTGTGCAGGCTGGCGGACTTGTACCACTTGTAGACCTCTTTCGGAAACGCCTGCAGGGACACCTGGGCATCCTTGCCGCTGCCGGACTTCTCGCAATTGGGGTTGACGGCGGGCCACTCCAGCACGGTGACCATATCGGCGCCGAAGCTGCGCTTCAGATGCCTATGCCAGCCCGGTGGGCCGATGAGGCGACGGATGAAACTATCGATGTTTTGCGGGTGCTGGGTGATCAGGTAGAAGTCGAAGCCACGGCGGCGATGCTCGGCGAGCATGCGGACGTGATCAGGCGGCGTAGCGCTGGCGGCGCGTAACGGAAAGTCGTTGTGACATTCATCGACAAGAAAGATGGTGCCGTCCGGTTCGGCCTGCCACTCTTTCATGTCGATGGTTTTCCAGGTGGACAGCTCACCGCCTGGGACGGGTTCAAACCGGCCGTTATGGCAGACGGGCCGGCCTTCGTCCAGCTGGCGCTGGCGCACCCATTTAAGGGTGTTCAGTGTCTTGCCTGCGCCATTGGCGCCCGTGATGAGGTACAGCATGGCGGCTTACTTTTTCCGAAAGCGCTTGACTACGCCATTCATGCCCGTCAACCCTAGCCGAACGGCAATGGCAGAGGTAATGATGCTGATAGCAACTCCGACCTTCATATACGACAGCAGAGCTACGACCTGCGGCGGCAATCCGAGCAACGCGGTAACCGCATCGGATTTCAGACGATCAAGCGCCACATCCACGCCTTGATAGGTGATCACCGCGATACCCAGCGAGAGCAGCACCTGACCGACCAACCCACCGGCCATATTCAAAAGCATGCCGCCTATTGCGGCCACGAAAGCGGGCATGGCGCTATTCCTTCGAGGTTCCAGAAACGATCCGAGCGGCGGCCAAACTGGCCACGGCAACCAAGATATAGCCCAGGTAGCCAAGCTGCGGACAAATGGTGCTTATAGGTAGGGTAATAGATTGCCGCATGACCTGAATATTCAGGTCGCTAATACACGCACCACCGCCTAATACATCGTCATAGCTGATTTTTGAGGCAACATCGATGACTTCATTTCCCGGCAAACTGGCAGTAACGTCACGATTGCGATCCTTTGCCTTCTCGGCTTCATAGAGCCGTGATTCATCAGAGGGATCGTCAAACAACTTGCAGTTGCGGATGTGCTGTTCTCTGGCGATGGAGCATTGGATTGCATCGCCGTCGCAGGTGAAATTGGCTTGGCAGGAACCGCCAAAGCTACTTTCCTTGCAGATGGGCAAATCGGGGTTTTCTTTGCAGAAGCCCTCCCCTTCGCCGTCGCCGTCACCTTTGCCGCCACCACCGCCACGAGCGCCCGGCCCTTTACCACGCCCCGACTCGTCGTCATCGCGGCCACAAATAGAGCTTTCCGGGTTGCGCGCACAGTAGCCCTGCCGGCTGACGTTGGGCGTTGTGTCGGTCGTCGTGGTGGTAGTACCGTCGGGCTTTTTGGTGGTGCGAGTTTCTTTCACCTCGCACTGATCACCCTTGCATTTAATCTCGGTAGTTATGTCGGTGACGTTGCCCTCGCCGTCCGTAATGCGATTGCGGTCACGCCCCTCAGTGTCCCCTGTCCAGGCTTCAATACACACATCCACGCCATTTACGGTACCGGGATAGCCGTGTTTACAGTTGTCCTCAGGTTTCTTTTCTGGCGGCGCTTCACCTGCACTACAGGAAAGACTTCCGCCAGCACGTGGATCACCTTTGTTAAGTGCCACCGAATAGCCATTAGTCACCCATTGGTCATTATCATCTTTAAACGATATATCGCCCGTAAACCAATGCTTGCAGCCTGTGCCCTCGGGCATACCGTTTATCTCGTCCGGTTCCATGCAAGTCATTGCGCCATCAGCCCACGCGCTGAGTATGCCCGGCGCGCGGGCAAAACGACTGCCGGTCAGCGTGGAGTTATAGATGGCGGCCCAGTCCTCGCAGAACTGTTCCGGAGTACGATCATCAGGTTTAACGCAGATCGTGCCCGTACCTCCGGGTCGTTCAAAATAGCCAGAATTGCATGAGCATTCACCGCCGCTATCGGTGCTATTTTCAGGGCAGGCATTCCGAATTTGCAGGCCGAGGCGAAGTTCATTGCCGCCGCCCGGGCCGCCTTCAAACAAACAATATGACGGCGGCTCCCCTTGGGGAGTGCCTGTCCATGTAGACGGCGTGTTAAGGTAATTGCTATTCGCACTAGGTGAACAAGCATAATCAGCGGTTCCCCATTGCGTGTATACCGTCCGATATTGCGTTTGAAGTGTAAACGCGAAGGCGCCGAACGAAGCAAAAGCCAATAACGCCACAATCAAGCGGTAAATATGAGCCATGCCGCCCCCAGTACTGCAACGATGACGAACAGGCCCATGAGCTCCCCTCTAGCTTTGTCGAAGCGCTCACCTCGAACGCTTGGGCAAAGCCCCCTGCCGGCCGGCCAGGGGTTTTGCACTGCAGGGCTTAGCTGATCGCGCGGCGCACCCACTTGAAGGCGGCGATGGCCACCACCACCAGCAGCACGGCGGAGCCGATCAGGCCGATGGGGGCGACGGTGTCGCCGATTTCCGTCACGACGCCGGAAACGTCGATCGCGGCATGGGCGGGCAGTTGGGCCAGGGCCAGGGCGCCGGCAGCGGCAGCAGTGGCAAAACGGCGGGTTTGAGCGTTGATGCGGTTCATGGATTTACTCCTCATTGGTTGATGAATTACCGTCGGTTCTCAGGGCTTTGATAGCTGCGCGGAATGCCCAGCCAACAGCCCAGACCAGCAGGACGGCGCCGCTGATTTGTGCGCCCTCAGCCGGGCTCAAGTCGAGCACCGGGAGGGCTATTTCGTGCATCACCGTTACCGTGCATTCGCCGGTGCAAGTGATGACCTGGGGGTCAGCCAAGGCGGCCCCCGTTGATATGGCGCACGGTGGCGCGGGCGCGGGCTGCGCCGATGCGGTTACGGCGCTCCTCCCAGCTGCATACGGCGTCGGCTGCCCAGGCGATGAAGGCCATGAACAGCGACCAGCAGCACGCACCGAGGACGCCGCCAGCAAAGGCCAGCTGAAACACGAAGGTGGCGAAAGCTTGCAGCTCAGATTCGGTCAGATGCATGGCTTACCCTTCCCCGCGCCAATAGGCCGCTTGCCGCTCGTAATGGGCGTCTTCCTCCTCACGGCGTGCAATCTCAGCTTCCTGCGCGCGCAATACAGGATCCTTAAGCACCCACTGGCCATCTATCTCGACCATTTCCCACTCGTCTTCCTGGGCGTGGTCGCGGCGGTCGTTTTCCTCCACCAGGGCGCGGACAACCGGATCTTTTTCAACCCATCGGCCGTTCTCCTGCACCATTTCCCAGTCCTTTTCTCTTTTGAGATCTCGACTGGAAAAATTGGCGGGACCACCACCGCCCCCCGCGTTTCCGCGATTGGCAAACCACCAGCGGCGATGGGCATCACTCTTGAAGGTCATGGCTGATACACCTTTTCAGTTCAGGACGCGGTGCAGCTGCTGGAGGTCAACGACCTGGGCGCGGTGGAAGGCGTCCGTGTGGTCTTCGATGAGCTGCGCGCAGGTTTCGAGGTCATCCACGGCCACGGCTTCGCGCAGCAACATGACCCATTCGGGCTGGCCGTCTTCGAAGCTGGGCGCGAGGAAGGCGCCAGTGGTGGCCGACTGGATGACGTAGCGCATCACGCCGCCTTTTTGGTCTCGACGGGGCGGATATCGACCAGCACCATCTTTGTGCCGTCCTGGGCGGCAGCGGCCATTTCGAAGGTGGCGACGGCCTTGATGGGCAGCGACTGGCCCAGGTGCGCCCACTTGTCGAATTCCTTGGCGTCTTGAATCTTGAAGGGGCGCGTAGCGCGGCCGATGGAGCGGCCGGCACTGTTTTCCGCGAGGTCCACTTCGCAGTGGAAAGTAGTGGAGGAAAAGTCGCGGCCTTCAATGGTCCCCTGGGACTCTTTGACGCCGTGAACGATGACTTCGGATTGAAAACGCATGATGGTTCTTTCTCGGTCTGGTGGATAAAGGGCTATGCCATGGCGTGACCAGCGCCGGCACCCTTGAGAACACGGTTCGCCGCGCGGCTGAAGGCGCTGGCAATTTCGTGGTGGTTGAAGCGGCGCAGGCGCCCGGGAAGGTCCCGGTGCTCCACGACAGCGGCGAACTGCTCGGAAGTGCAGTACTTGAAGAACAGGGCCAGGGTCTGGCCCGCCGTGGTGTTGGCCCAGCGCATGACGCGCGTGACTTCGGCCTCGACGGTTTGCGCGGGTAGATCGCGGTTACAGGGCACAGGCTGGGGCAGTGCCGTTGCATTGGCTTCGCGCAGCAGGGCGGCGTGCCAGTCGCTGGCGCCTGCGAAGTAGTCGGCGGGCCGGCGCAGCATGTCGCTGGACAGGTGACGCAGCTTGTTCCCGTAGCGCAGTTCAGCGCGCATCCAGTTGGTGGCGTCTTTCTCGCCAAAGAGCTGAGCGCCTTTTTCGTAAACGTTGGTTTGCTTGCCGGCTTCTTTGCTGCCGATGTAGAAGCTTCGGCCCTTGCGCCCGCCGTCGCTCCAGTCGCCGACCATGTTGCACTTGGGACGCTTGCCGCCAACGTCACACAGGCCACCTTGGTAGTCAGCGAGGACGCGGGCCATGCCGCCCTTGATGCCGTCGAAGAAGTCCAAGGCAAGATCGCAGCGCGTGAGGGTGCCGGCCATGTCGTCTACGAGATTGGCGAGGTGGTCGCGCCATCCGGCCTGGGCGAAGGTGCAGGCCGTGCCGTAGAGGTTGACGTGCATGGTCTTGGACTGGGCTTGCTGGCGCGGGCTTTCACCGCTGGCGAGGTAGCCGACCCAGCCCACTTCCTGGCCGTTGCGCTCGATGCTCCAGCGGAAGCGGTAGAAGTCGTGGCCCTTTCGCACTTCGGGAGCAACGGTGAAGGTGTCGCCGAGGGTTTCGCAGACGCGCTCTGCCAGTTCCAGGGCCTGGGCGGATGGGCTGAAATCAGCGTCCGGAAACGTGGAGAGGATGCGGCGCAGTGAGGCGAGGCGGTCGGCCTGCTGGGCTTCGTCGCTCCAGCGAATCGGTGCCGGAAAGAGACTGTCAACGCTTGGTAATCGTGCATTGCGCAGCAGGCAAGTGAAGCGCACCCAGTCCACATGGACAGGGGTTGAGGATTCGATGCGCTCAGCGATCAGGCGGGCTTTGACTTCGTTGCCGTCAAGGACCAGGGAGCAGGTTTTGCTGTGCTTGTTCAGCACGGAGCGAGACGGGCGGGTCAT